CCTGGACTAGTTCCACCTGTTGTATTTACATTATTACATGAACTCATTAGCAACCATACCTATTCATAAATAGTTCTTTTCGTTCAAGTTCATCTTTTAAATCTTGTTGAAATGTAGAGTTTAATTTCTCAATCAATCCGTCTAAATCTCTTACTAAAGAATCAGCATCTTGTTGTTTATATTCTTTTCCTGGTCTTGTAAATACTACTGTTACTTTAGCCATTATCTACGTCCGTCTGGTTGTGTATCTAATCTAAACGTACCTAATTTCCAGCTTTGATTAGCTGCTGTATTAGCTACTTTTAATGATACTGCTCTCGCTCTTGCACGAGTGTCTACTTTATCAGTAGAACTTGTAATTGTAAAGGGACCAAGTGGTGAACTTGCTTGAGAACTATTAGGATAGTTTCTAAGCTGTAGAGTTATTTGAGTATTACCCGTTTGAGATAAAAAGTCAGGTATAAATCTTCTAATCTTCATAATATACTCACCATCTCCTTGAAACGTTGCAACACCTGTCTGTTGACCTTGAGATGATCTTGTCTGTGTAATATCAAAGTCCCCTGATTCAATGTTAGATGTAATTGTATTTACACCAGTTGCTAATGTTTCATCCGTTCCTTTTTCATGTTCAAAGTATATTGTACTACCTTCAGTATTACCAACTACATCAAATGATGCATCATCATCCGCATTGAAATATGTTGCATGAGGTAGACCAAACACAGAAGAGTCTTGCCATGATCCACGGGCCAAGCTTCCTGTTGTCCAAACAGGTCTATTAGGACGTGAGTCAAGATAATTGTAAGTTACACATCTATTAATAACAGTTGAGCTTTCTGTACAATAAAACCAAGTAATCTCACCAAACAAGTTATTTAACCCAACATTAATTAATTGATTAGCTGTTGTGTTTAAATCATCAAAAACAAAGTCTTCTACTAAACAAATCATAGTCTCAAGATTACCAGAGTATTTAAAGAAACCATTTTCTGAAAACCAATACGCAGCACCATCAACTTCTAATGCAGCGTTCTGCCCAATCAAACCACAGTTCGTCCCTACTTGTTGGAAACCAAATGTAAATGGTTGACCAATAAACCTCATAGTAAATAAAGACGTATCCGTCCAAACATAGATCGCATCTCTACCTCTAACTGCACCTACAATTTTAGATCCATCTGCAAGTCTTTGTGTACCTGCTGTGTTAACTGCTGTTGGTTGATAAGTATTAATATCTTCTTGGTTTGAAAATCTAATAAACATTTCATCTTGTGTAGTTGGATCACCAATAGTTAATTCTGTTCCAAAAAATACTAAGTGCCTGTCAGGAGTTGATACTAACATATCACGTGATGCTGTTGGTGCACCTGCAATAATAGTTGCTCTATTGGTTACAGCGTTTGTTGCATTTGAATCCCACTCAAATACTTGTGCATTATGAATTAGTGCAATTACTTTATCACCAAAGTTATCAATAGACCATAAACCTGGATCAACAACTAAGTCACCAGATGCTGCTTCACCCCAAGCAATATAATCGGATGTATTTGTAACTGTGTCTCCAGCATTATGAGTTGCAGCGGTTGTATTTCTTACACCTCTTGTAACACCTGTTAAAACATTTGATGTAATACCTGTATAAGATATTTCTTCTGTTCCTATTTGTATAAAGTTTGTACCTGAAGTTGGAAACTGTGATGCATCAGTTAATTCAATTGCCGTTGTTTGAACTGCGTTAATAGAATTTACTAAAGTTGTTGTCGCTTCACCTGATACAGTACCACCATATTGTGCAAGACCCCAACCAAAACCAGGTAATTGTTCTGAGGGTCCTACTGGATAATAATGTTGTACTCTAATACCGCCTGATAAAGTTGCACCTGATCCTGTTTCATTAGAAGGCATTGTAATAGTTAAAGTGGTAGCAGATGGTACAGATGTTACCATAAATTTTTTATCGTCAAAATCTGCGGCTGTGTAATCAGATCCTGTAATTGTTGTAAAATTATCTAAAAGAATAATATCATTTTCTTGTATTCCGTGGTCCGTGCTGAATGTTAAAGTGACCGTTGGTGAACCATTCGTTGTACTAAATGCATTGGTTAATGTTGTTGTAGTTTTAATAGGGTGAATGTCATAAAATACACCACCTGTGTAAGCGTATAAAATTCTGTTTGTTCCTATGATTGCAAACTTATTACCAGACCTATTAACTAAATGATGTAAAGCTCTTGCAGCTCCTGTAAGTTTAGACTCACCTAACTGTGCCCAACCACCTATCTTTTCAGGTGTACCATATCTAAATCTCACATTATCCCCATCAACCCATTGTCCTTCGGCTGTGGTTTCTGTGATTTGTTTGTTAAATCCTGGCTGAAAACCTATCTTTTGTAACATAATAAATCCTTGTATATCAAATTTATTACTTAATGGATATAGTAAAAAGTACAGAGAGTGGTGTGGTGGAACTCTCCGTACAAGTCTATTGTATAGACTATTTCTTAGATTTTGTCAATTTAACACCTTTAATTTTTTGTTGTTTGTCTTTAATAAACGTTTTTATGTAATCTCCTGTTTTAAGAGATTTATCAGATTCTAAAATTGTATTAATAAATGATTTTACAATAGGTTTTTTTTCGTTCATTATTATTTATTTTTCCTTAAAATATCCAGGTAATCCTAGATGTGGTCTTTTATCATATTTGTTTTCTTCTGCAAAGTCAGATAAGGCATTATTGTAGTGTAAAAATACTTGACAACATTCGTTGCCTTGAAAAGGTTCTCTCCAATGTTCTAATATACAACCTTTATAAACTAACATATCTCCAGGCTCTAATATAACTTGAATGCCTTTTGCATTACCTGGTTTATAATCATTTTTTAATACTTTTCCATTTTTAGTATTAGGGTCAATAAATATTGGCCATATATCTCCACCCAAATTCATAGTGGTAGATATTTCACAAGATGACCTATCTTTATGTCTTTTTAATTCATTACCTTTAGCATACATTCTTGTATAAGAATAAGTTGGTATTAATTTTATCTTTGTATGTTGTTCCATAATTGGTTGTACTTTTAGTAATAAAGTATCCATAGCAATATCAGCATAATGTGAAAAAGAACCTGGGACTTGTGTATCATTCCAGTGTCCAAAATACTCTGTATATGGAGAAACAAAACCACTATGCAAAACTGTAAAAGCTACATCTTTTTTCATAGAGTAATAATTATATAAAAAATTTGCCAGCTCTTTACTGATAGCTTGTTTGATAATTAAAAAATGATCTTTTTGAAAATTGCTCATTCGTAATAATTAAAGTTTATTGTTATTCTAAACGGTTGATCGGTACAGTTAGTTCCTGAATGTTCTTCCTCACTATCAAATATTAAAATCTTATTCTTTTTACTAATTATTTTTTTACTATCTTTTTTAAAAATAGTAAATCCATTATTTGTATTTACATAATATACTGCTGTTTTTAAATTTTTATAGTCAAAATCTATATGATAACCGTGAATGTTGATATTTTCTTGTTGATGGTTTAAATTTGCTTTTATACGAACCAGAGCTTTAGGTTTTAAATAGTCTAATATAGGTTTTAGTATATTAAAAAAATCACTTGTAACTTTGTTCTCATCAAAAAAAATATGTGTCATTTGATAATCCTTTACATTTTGAGGAGGAACTATTTGATTAATAAAATATGGAAAATAAAAACCATTAAAAATAGATTCAATATAATCTGCATCTTCTTCTTTTATAATATTATCTTTTACAATCATTTAAATGGATTTCCTAAAGTCCATACCACTAAACTATAACGAAGTCCATCAGTTACGGGTTTTACCTGATGTAAAACATAAGAGGGAAATACAATTATAGAACCTTTTGGTAACATATCTTTTACACTTTCAATTTTTGTTTTTTCGTTTTGAAAATACTTAAACATTAACTCTCCACCCTTATAATCATTAGGATTAGATAAAACAATAACTGCTGATAGTTTTCTTGATTTACCTCTCCAGTTTATATTGTCATGGTTAATATCAAAAGGTTTAGAAAAAGAATCAGTATGCCAGCCGTAATGTTGATTTAATTTATATTTAGTAAATTGCACACTTTCTAAATAATCAAAATGATAATTCCAACCAGCTTGTTCGTTTGCTCTATTTAAAAACGGTCTTATTTCTCTATAGATCCATTCCTGATCCAACCAAGACACGTTAGAATTTCTTTTTTTTTTTAATTGTTTTTCTTCTTTTTTATTTAATTCTTTACTTTCTAATCCACCTGTTCTCGCTAAAAGTTCATTTTGTGAATTACCATATTTAATAACTTCATCGCAAAATACATTTGAAAAAGCATTTTTAAAATAATAATATTTATTATATGGGTTCATTATCAATAAAATTTATATTTATAACCATTCTTCTATCTTCATCAGTTTGTCTTATAGCATAATGTTTTATTAAACCATCAAATATTAATAATCTATTTTCAATAGATTTAATTTTTTTATTTTTATTTAAAATAGTCATACCATTGTTAGTATTTATATAAAATATAGCTGTAGTATGTGAAAAAGGATGGTCTGTGTGATTTTTACTTTTAGAGGCAGTACCTGTATTAATTAATAAATTTGCCATAACTCTAATAAGAGTAATAGGTTTTAATTTTTTTAAAATTGGATTCATAATTTGATTTGAATATTGAGAATTAAAATTATTATCTATATAAAATATATGATTAAAATAACTAGCATCGTTTTTTGTTTGTTCATTATTATAAAACCAAGGAAAATAAGTTGAATTAAAAATATCTTTTATAATATTAAATTCCTTATCTTCTAAAAAATTATCTATTATATTGTAATTCAACATAAGAATCTTTATCTCCTACTTTACCTACAGGAAAAAAATTACAAGCAATAGAATATCTTGTTTTGTTTGTTAGATTAGGTTTTATTTCGTGAAACACATCTGCTGGAAATATAACTAATTTATTTTTTTTAGGTTTAACTTCAAAATAGGTACAGTTATTAGTATTCCATTCTGTAGGATTACAGAATAAATTATTTAATTGATAATTATTGAAAACTATTTCTGATGATTCATCAAGATAATAAACAGCACTAAACATACAGTTAGAATGTGCGTGACTTTTTCCAGATGTTTTAGGTTTAAATTTAGCAACCCAAGAAGATGGTATTATAAAATCATTTGCTATTTTGTAAATTTCACTTTTATATTGATAAAAACAATTTAATATTTGTTTTTTTAATTCAAACAATTCTGGTTTATTTAATATTTCATTACTTTCAGATTGTTCTGATTTTAAGTATTCGTGATTAATATGATACTTTTCTTTTTTAATTGTATTTAATATTTTTTTAGTATCAATATCTAGGTAAAATACTCCAATATGTTTAGCAAATAAGCTAACTGTATTCATTTATAATTAAGTTTATAACTTATTCTGTAGTCAAATCCCAAGTTAAATCTGTACTATTCCAAATATAGTAATTATTATTTTCATCTCTTGCTGACCATCTTAGATTAGATTCTTCCCATTCAGGCCCAGATAATAATGGATCATTATTTAAAAGCGTGCTGTTAGCAGGCATAGTCGTAGGTGCTTCCCAATCATCATTAGAATTTAAAGTCCAAGATGAATAAGGTTGAACACATATAAATTTATCTTTTGTAGAATCATAATAATGGTGATCTTTTCCAGGATATTGTTTTCTAGCATTACCATTATAAGAACATTGTTTCCAATAAGTGTTAGGATATGTTCCACCAAATTGTTCTAATAAAATTGGATCGTTTGGTATATTATTTTGTACCCAAGTTTCAGTTTCAGTAGAATATTCTCCACCATTAGCATTAACATCATCATTAGAAACAACAACTGTTCTAATTACAATATTATCTGATTGTTTTATTTCAGCAAAATGTGCCATATTATTTCCACAAACTTTCTTTTTTGTAAGTAAAGGCTTCTTTTAATTTCCAAACTCCACTTGCAACCCAAGGCCCTGCACCTGGTTCATTTACTATAACTATACCAGAACCTCCAGCTTGACCATTTTTACTATTACCCCAATCATTTCCACCACCGCCACCTGTGTTATCAGTTCCAGCAGTTGCATTTCCATGTGGGGCACCAGGCCCTACATCTGAATTTCCACCACCACCTAAACCACCTGATCCTAAATTTATATCATAAGTTGGGGGTTGGTTATCTGAAGATGGACTTGGACTGCCACCATTTGAAGTATAGTTACTGCCTCCTGAACCTCCACCAGCATAATAAGTTGCAGTTCCTGTAATATCTGATTGTTTTCCTATTCCACCATTTACTTGTGTATATGAACCGCCTGTGCCTCCAAAACCAGCACCACCTCCAGCTCCACCAGAAGCGAATTGAAAAGTACCTCCAGCAAAACCTTCTGGAACAGGAGAGTATAAACCTGAGTTACCCTTACCTCCATATGCTCCACCTGGATGGGTACCACAGCCTCCACCAGAGCCACCATCATTACCACTTCCTGTCAAAGCACCTCCGCCTCCACCGCCTGATGCGGCTATTGGAGAAGTAGCACCAAAAGTAGATGCAGCACCATCTCCACCTGTTGAACCAGGAGAGCTATTAGTACCAGAACCTCCACCTCCAACAGTTATTGGAACAGGCGAACCTGGAAATGGGTGTCCTGAAATATCTCTAAAACCTCCAGCACCACCACCAGAGCCTCCGCCTCCACCGCCGCCGCCTCCAGCGACTACTAAAACTCTACCAGATGATAGTGTTGGTACAAAAGTTCCAGGTGAATTGAATGTTGTAACTTTATCGCCTAAAGTTGGGTCGTTAACTGTACCAATGATTCCGCCATTTGCCATTGTTAATTACCTTCCTATGCGTCGTCTAATACTTCATATGAAATAAATAAATCTAAATCAGATGCAGCACTAGCTCCACCTTTAAGAATATCACCTTCCATTAAATAGATAGGTGTATCTGATAATACCAGAGTTGCATCAGCTGGTACTGAAACTGTTTTTGCTAAATATACTGTTGAATTACCTGTTGCAGTGATTCCTGATGCGCCGTTACCTAAACCGTCAACAAACAAATCTACATCTGCAGAATTTGTTCCATCAACGTTTGCAACTGTGATTCTGTTTATTTTTAAAATTTTATCTGCATCAACTGTTAATAAAGTTGTAGTTGCAGTAGCAGTTAGGTTAAAACCTAAGTTACCGCCTACGATTGATGTTACATTTACTATATTTGGGTTTGCCATAATTATCTCCTTTTATCCGAAAACGATCGCCATTGCAATAGCTTTTCCTGTTGAAATTCCTGCATCATTAAAGCTCAAAGCTCCTGATCCATTGGTAGTTATTGCCTGTCCACTAGTACCATCTGCTGTAGGTAAAGTAAACGCTAAATTAGAACCCATTGCTCCTGCTTTTAAATCTAAATAACTTGATCCATCGTCAGTGTCTTCAGTAAATCTAAGAGTACCTGCTCTAGTAGCGTTAGCTACTAAATTTACAACACCACTTCCATTTGGATTTAAATCTATATTTGCATTTGATGTAGTTACAATATC